ATTAAACTTGATTAAGAATCAATTAAATAAATAAATTAAAATAATGGAAAACAATAAGAAAAAATTATCATTTTCGTATGACCTTTCAAATTTACCCGTGTACAATTCTTATGGCTCGGATATGTTGATTAAGGCGATTTTAGGGCTTACACTGCCTAAATATGCGAGCATACGCGCAAATTTGAAAGGTACTACTGAAAAAGTAGGTTTTGTAACAAACGATATTTATTTACAGGATTTGAGTTGTGGATTTGACCCATCAGGTACAACTACACAATCATTAGTAACTGTAGATTTATGTAATAAAAAATTGAATCAGACTTTATGTCCATACAGTCTCTATGATACCTATTTAAGTCAGTCATTATCAAATGCTAACTTTCACGAATCGGTTCCATTTGAGGAGGTGATATTAACAGACATTTCTAACAGAATTGCTAACCAAGTTGAAAAACAACTTTGGCAGAACACTACCACTACTGGTGGAACTTATGGTTCAGCATGTTTTGCGGGAGTAGGACAACTCGTAACCAGCGGAAACGGGGCTACCCAAATCGCATATTCTGCTGCTACTCCGTCCACAGGATTGGACGTATTTACTACGATTTACCAAAATATCCCAAGTAATGTATTGCACATGGACGATTTAACAATTTTTACATCGTATTCTAACTATAGAGGTCTCGTTGCAAGTATGAGGAACAACAGTTTTGTCAACCTATTTACGATGGATACTGCTGGTTCTACAAGTGGTGAGGACTGGGCATTGATGTTACCGGGTAGCAATGTCAAAATCGTTCCAACTGTAGGTTTAGATGGTGTTTCTGCATACTACGCAGGTCCTGCTTCTTACTACATGGTTGGTATGAATGCTGAGATGCAAACAATCAAAGCAATCTATGACCCTTTTGAGGACATCGTAAAAATTAACGCACACGTAACATACGGATTAGGTATCTTTGATGTTGCTTCTTTCTGTGTTTGTAAATAATCATTAGTGTTTCTGTTTGGTTGTTTCTCCTTTCTATTACCATACAAAGTTAAGGAAAGTAATTGGAACAACCAAACAAACACATAAAATAAATTAAAAAAATATAAAATAGAAAAATTATGGCAGCATGTTATATTTCTACTGGCTACACTCTTGATTGTAGAACGTCCTCTACAGGGGGCATCAAGACCATGTGGGTGCTTGGTGGAGTGGGCAATGAAATCACTGGTTATACAGTTACTAATTCACAGGTTACAGCAATCGGTGGTGTTGGTACTTGGTTTCAATTCCAACTTCCGAAGCAGTCTGGTTCTTTAAGTGAAACACTTGGAATCAACACTGTATCACAGTCAGTAACGTTCCAACCAGAGGTGGTTGTTAATTTACCGAAACTAAATACTACCCTTCGTGACACATTTGTTGACTTGGTATCTCAAAACTCAATCTATGTTTTGATAGAAGATAACAACAATCGTTATTGGTTGGTAGGTTTGGATAATGGACTTTTGGTTACAGCAGGTTCATTGAACTCAGGTCAGGCTTATACGGACCTTAACGGAGCAACCGCTCTTACAATGACTGGTGGTGAACCAACATCTATCCGTGAGGTTGATGTTACTACAACTATCGCAGCAGTATTTACTGCGGGTGGTTTCACGTTCCAATCATAAAAAAATACAAGATAATTATAGGGGAGTTAAACGCTCCCCTTTTATCTTAAAGCCGAGTATATTTATTAAAGATGCCACCAAATCCGTATAGAAGACAGCCAAACATCAATGATATGATGTATCCAAAGGGTTCTAAACAGCCAAGACAAGTATGGGCTGCTGTATTAAATGTGTATAAAGAACCACCTTCAACAACACCACCAGTAACCCCATCACCAACGCCTACAAGTGTTACACCAACACCAACCCCTACCAATACAAGTACACCTTCACAAACGCCTTCTGTTACACCTACAATAGGATTAAGTCCAACACCTACAAGTAGTTTAACACCTACCCCAAGTGTTACGGCAACTAATACTCAAACGCCTACAAATACACAAACACCAAGTGTATCACCAACAAGTACCTTAACGCCTACTCCAAGTGTTAGTCCAACAAATACTCAAACGCCTACAAATACACAAACACCAAGTGTATCACCAACAAGTACCTTAACGCCTACTCCAAGTGTTAGTCCAACAAATACATTAACACCTACTCCAAGTGTATCACCAACCAACACACAAACACCAACACCTACATCAACTGATACAAGAGCGTGTAGAACTTATGTAATAACAGATACAAGTGTATTTCCAATTTGTGGTACTTTTGTATGGATTGATTGTAATGGTAGTAATCAAAGTCAAGCATTATGTTTAGGTAGTAGTTCAACAATATGTGCTAAACAAAGTTCAGTATATGTTGGTGGCGGTTCTGGAACAATAACCGATATTGGAACTTGTCCTTTACCTACACCAAGCCCTACTCCAACCAATACACAGACACCAACCCCAAGTGTTAGTCCTACAAATACAACTACACCAACACCTACCAATACACAGACACCAACACCTACAACTCCAAAAGTTATATTGAGTGGTGGAACTGTAACTGATGCTGGTGGATTTAGAACTCACACCTTTACATCAAACGGGACTTTATCTGTAATACAGGGTGGTCCAGTAACTATGTTGATGGTCGCAGGTGGTGGTGGAGGAGGCGGTGGTCGTTCCTCTAATGGAGGAGGCGGCGGAGGCGGTGGAGGACAAATCTACACCGCATTTACTATTAGTGTTGGTGGAACAATTAGTATTGGTGCTGGTGGAGCAGGTGGTGGAAACTCACAAGGAGGAACAAATGGTGATAATACAACAGGTTTAGGATTTACTGCCATCGGTGGTGGTGGAGGAGGAGGAGCCAACCCCGCAGGTTGTGGTTCAGCCGCAAGTGGTGGTAATGGTGGTGGAGCGGCTTGTTTCTGTGGAACAATAGCAACTGGAACCGCAGGACAAGGTAATAGTGGTAATGCTTCTGGCTCACCAGTAGCAGGTAATGCTGGCGGCGGTGGTTCATCAAACAACCAAGCAGGATACTCTGTTGGTGGTGCGGGAGCAAGATGTGATGGTATTGTATCACAAGGAGCAAGTGGAGCAGCCAATACAGGTAATGGAGCAGGCGGAGGTTCTGGTTCTATTGGTAATGGTGGAACTGGTGGTTCAGGTATTGTAAAAATAACATACGCACTATAATATGTATAAAATTGGGGATATAGCCTTTGATGAGTATTATGTTAAAAGTGTTGAGTTAGAATTAGAGAGTTGTGATTTAACAATAAAGGTAATATTCCATAAAGACAAAATTGAAAGAGAAAAACACTACAAGATAGAAACAGATTGTAATGTTGATATAAATGAATTGATTAAAAACTTGGGTGATATAATAAAAGATGAGTAAGGTATTTTATAGAAAAAAGTTTAGTGATTATCTTGGTGAACAAAGAGCCATAGATGATATTGTTCAATTCTTTCAACCTGATGGTGGAGTTACACCAACACCTACTCCTGTACCTGTAACACCTACACCTACTCCAACCAAGACATCTACTCCAACGCCAACACCAAGTATTACTCCAAGTGTTACATCAACACTTACACCTACGCCTACAAAGACAGGAACACCAACGCCGACACCTACAAGGACACCTGCTCCTGCTTGTGATATTACTTATACAGAATTACCATCACCAACCCCAAGTGTTACACCAACAAGAACACCTACTTTAACACCAACAACAACTCCTACAAAGACCCCTACACCTACTCCAACGGCAAGTCCTGCTGTTGTGTATGACCCTGACGCACAATTATTCTTTAACGCAATTACAGCATCGGGTGGAACTTTAACAAACACAGAAAAAACAGCAGTCAATACATTAGTAATTGACTTAAAGGGATATAATTTATGGACCAAAATGATTGGTTTATATCCTGTTGTTGGAACTACAAATATCACACAATCGTTTAACTTAAAAACACCAACAACATATAATTTAGGATTTAATGGAACTTGGACATTTACAACATCAGGAGCATCACCAAGTGCTAATGGATATGCGACAACGGGAATTATTCCATCTGTAATCAATTTCCAAGCATCAGGTTCAATTCACTATTCTATGTATATTACTGAAAATAACGCTGGTGCTGGTGGTTCTTATGATATGGGTTCAAATGATTTAACGGGACAAGATTATTCAGCAATTAGTTCATACGCAGGTAATAATACAGCATACATAAATGTTGGTTCTGGATATTTTACAACTTACAATGGTGGAAGTACAAAGAAAAATTGGTTATGGACTAATGATGGTTCAACATCATATATTTACAGTGATGGTGCGGCATTAGCATCTGGTTCTAAAGTATTAAGTTCTGGACCAGCAT